GTCGAGCAGAAGCATGTTAGTAACCGACTTGAGCGATGCGGCAATCTGAAAGCGGCGAGTTAGCAGCGCCTCATATTCAGCGTTGGCCATGTTGACCATGAGATCGGGCATCCGGACAACATCGATCTTGGTCTCCTGCAACAGAGCGTCAATGACAGCTGCCCCGCCATCTGCTGCAAGCACGGCATCAGTCAAGGTCGTCCAAACACTATTACCCCATGCCTCGCCCTTGCCCGACTGAATGGTCGCCGCTCGCCGACCATTGATAAGGATCACTCGGGATGGGTGAAAACGCTTGTTGATACCATTCGTGGTCTGCAACGAATAATATTCCGGCATTCCGTACCATGGCGACAAGGGATTCTGGATTACTCCACTTGCGGTGATCTCATAGCGAGTGAGCACAGTCAGCGACTTGAGGGCGCCTTCTTTAATCAGATCAGGGTTGAGCGGTTGCTCCGAGTTACCGGGCAGGTCGGTTGGGATGATGACAGCACCCCCGTAAAGGCGAGCCCAAATGAGAGCCTGCCGAACCTTGCGACGAACGCCAAGGGTCTTCTCAAGCTGTTCCAGCTTCTCGATCTTGTTGGCGTCTGCCTTCCAGGTACGCCACTCACGTACCGCATCGTTGGCAGGGATGTCTACGATTTTCCCAAACCAAGTCGAACCGAGATAAGCGTTCTCAAGTACCGACTGACTGTGGTCTATGAGATAGGTCCCACCTTGCGTCTTGGCATTGGCTGCACCAAGCCCCGAGACAAAGTTTGCGAAAGAGTCGACAACGCGAGTAAGTACGGTCATCCGAGTGCTGCCTTTATGTCGAAGAGGGTATAGCCGGTTCGCTTAATCATCGGCCCAATGGCGTACCGTAGGGCGTCTATAGCATGGTTGTGAGCATCCACAATATCGGTAAGAATGTCACCTGTCAAACGATCAACCTTGTAGCTGTAAAGACGCATTTCTTCGATTGTCATCTTGCAGCGCGGATGGACGTAAATGTGTTTGAAGGATTTGAGGAACTCAATACCGTCCTCGACCGAGCCTTTCCATTTTACGACTGGTTCTGAGTAAGGGAGAACTACTCGCTTATCGGCAACGTGCTGGCGAGGTCGCTTCAAGTGGCTGATGGACTCCGGTCGTGCGCTGTCCCAGCGAGTTTTGTGCTTCTCGAACTCGGGGATGCGGTCGCACAAGAACTTCCCTGTGTCGTCCAAATCAAGGCCAACCTTGCCGGCTTCATACTCGATATAAAGGTTCTCGGCCGCAACGTCGATCCATACACGGAGCGCCACAGTGGGGTCCTGGCTGAACCCGAAGTCGCCGCCCTGATAAGGCCCCGCCCAATGCTTCTCCGGCGTGAACTCTTTAATGCTGTACTTGTTGGCGAAGATCTGCGACTTGGAGTTGGTGAGATACCCACCTTCCCAGACGTGGTGATAAGTGCTTGGGTCAAGGCGCTCTTGTTCACGCCGGCGCAGTTGGTCAAGGCCTTTCGGGAAGAAGGGGTTGTCCTGCCAATTCATCTCGGTCATGACCGAGTTCTCCGGAGTAGCTAACACGAAACGAGCATCCACAGGGGATTTAGGCGTTCTCGGGTTCCATATCGCCCATAGCTCGGACTGTGGCTTACGGAACACCGTTGCCTCTAAATCAAGCCATGCTGCCTCCCGAACGTCCTCCGCCTCTTCGACAATAGTCAGATCGATACCGTGCAGCGACTTGACCGAGTTGCGAAGCCCTCTGAATATGAACTCAGTTCCTGTCTGCTTGCCGCGAATGTAGTCAATGCCGACATCGTAGCACTCATCCAACCAAGGTTCAGAGGAGATGGCCGACTTGACCTCAGCATGGAAAGATTCCTTGATCGAAACCTGATACTCACGAACACAGAGAATGCGCATGGGCCAGATCATGCCCCATGTCGCCGCCATTTTGGCGAAGTTGAAAGACTTGCCGGATCCGCGCCCGCCCTTTGCAGCTCGATACTGAACCGAGCCTCGGGCAGGGGCGAAGATGGGCAAGAGCTTAGGCGGGAGGTTGATTTTAACTTCTGACATGGGCGTCAACCTATGTCATTCGCGGGTGCCGATCAAGAGGGCTGATGGGTGCTTTTCTTTGGCAGACATCGAAATAAGGAGTTGCCGGCATAACTAGATCTGTTATGATTTAGTTATCAACAACGGAGCCCCTACGATCATGTCCAAGAAGCCCACCATCGCATCCCTCCAGGCCCGCATCGCCGAACTGGAAGCTGAGCTTGCTGCGCACAAAGGCGGCGAGATCAATCACATTCGCACAGCCAACGGATTGACCCGTCACAACATGCCGCTGATTAACGCCAAAGGCATCAACTACACGCCATCCGCCGTCGATGCCATCCGCCTTTACACTTGGGCGGCCATGAAGAAGGGCGTCCCCAAGAAGGTGATTATCGCCGAGCTTATCGACCAGCAATTCACCCCTTCGACCGTTCGTGCCCGCGTTTCCCGCATCTATGACGGCTCAGACGAATCTTGCTATAGCGAAGAGATTCGCGCTCGTCTCGGTCTTGACGATGAAGAAGAGGAGGAAGGTGGGGAGGAATAACTCCCCACCACTTCCTAAAACAATGAAAGGGGAGCTGTTCGGCTCCCCTTTCTTTTTGCCGGTCCCGAGACGCAATGCCCGACCAGCTCTACAAAGCTCCGCATATGGACACAAACCACCTGCCATCGGCCTTGCAGTACCATTTGTCACTCACCCCATCCCGGCCCTTGCTTCGGCAAGCTGGCGGGAGAGGTCTTCGGCGCGGGCGTTGTTGTGGTAGGCCAACTGCGATGCAGTTTTCAGTTCCGCCCGCAGTTCCGCGTTCTCGCGCTCGGCTGCTTCCAGTTTGTCGGCGGCTTCGTGCATGGTCTTGCCGGTCGCGCCAGGGTCCATTTCCCATCCACCGGAGCCATCTTCCAAGTCACGCACGTCGGGACCGGCCCGCAGTCGTTCGATCAGCTTATCCACGACTTTCCTCCTTTGCGGAGAGAGCCCTGTCGAGTGCTATGCGAAGGTCACGCTGCACCCATCCTGTGGCGTGGAGGCAGTGCTCCAGTGAATGGCCATGGTACGGGCTTCCGGCCCCACTGTCTCTGGCGTCGGATCCCTCTTTGATAATGTCGAGATACCGGTGGCCCAGTCTGTCATCGAGCGGGGTCTGACCGTCGGGAACTCTCACACGGCTCGGCCCACCCGTCTCCTGTGTCTCACCAGCAGGCGGAACTACGCCGTGGTAGGGCTTTTCGCCTTCCGGTACGTCCTTGACCAAAACTCCGCGCTGCCAATCTGCTTGCCGTGTCTCACCAACAGGGGCGGCGCAAAGAGCGTCGGATTTATTTTGATTTAGAACCTTGGTAGGGGAGTCAGTCATTTTGGTCACACCCTAATTAGACTCAAAAATTCTACCGGGTGCATGCTTCTAAAAGCGTCGCATGCTTCTGTTTCGAGGCCACCCGGCTGGCCCAAGCACTTAGGCTGCTACTGCAACCGGTGCAAAGTTATCGTTATCTGCGACAACTGTGGTTTTGGCCGCGATAAAGGTGCTTGCCATGCCTGACCGCGTTCTCATCTCACAGCACGGATCGATCCTAATTCGCCCCCATCAAGAACAGTCGAAGCATTTCAGCAATGCCGGCCCGGTCATAGGTCCTTCCCCGTGATGCGAAGTAATGACCCACTTCGCCGGGTCCTCGACTGCTCTTGGTGGAGGCGCCGGGTACTGCCCCCGGGTCTCCGTACTCTTCAACTCGACCGAATTACGGTCATTGGAGGGGCACTGGCATCTTCTATGCCCCTGCAATGAGCGTAAGGGGAACCGGTTTCCGCCACCATCCGGTTCAACGTGGCTCCTTCTTGGGCGCTGGCCGACCTGGAGGAATCGGCCAGTATTAAACTGACTTAGTTGAACCAGTACTTAGAACCGGTCCAAAGGCCATTGCGTCGGGTCGCTGCTTCCGCGCTATCGACTGTCTGCCTAAGATAGCCGCCCCGACCGAGCGTGGCAAGAGAAGAAATGCCACCCGACAACTCACCGGAAGAAGGCGTGCGGTTGAGGACGCGAACATACATGTTGGTCACAAAGGCGCTGTCGGTCCAGGATGCAGCCTGAGACACAAAGTCATCCGTGAACTGCTGCCAGCGAGTAGCATACTGAGACGTTCCCGCCACCTGCGCCTTGGTCAGTTCCTTCGACCAGTAATATAACCCGCTGAGATCCGGATCAGCATTCTTGATCGCCCGATAGGTACTATAGAGACGACCGAGAACACCGCCGACGCCGAGCTCCTGCGCTTTCGTCTTCTTCGGGCCAGCATAGGCAATAGCGCGGCTCTTGTCGTTAACGCCAAGCGTAGACTGAGCGATGCCATTCATAACGCTGTCGCCTTCCAAGTTGTGATCCATGCCAAATACCGCGTGCCCAAGCTCGTGGATGGATACTGTATGGAACAGATTGAACGGATCACCCGTGGAGAAGTTCGCAATGTCGTACATAATATCACAACCGATGCCGGCGGCAGACGGGTCGTAAGCCGCTGCGACCGTATTTCCACCAGAATCACCGTCGATCTCACCAAGGTAGAGACGCATAACGGGCGCTTCCGATGAACCAACAGACGTACCGGGGTCTGAAGTCTCGAAGAACATCACGCCGGAAACGGCAGCCCATTTATCCATGGCGGTCGAGATCTTATCTTTGTATGCTGGAATAAGGTTTCCGAGGGAGGGCCATGCTTTAGTCGGGTTAGAATTGCTGAACCAATAGTTGGACAATCCGGCGGGTGCAAACGAGTACGGGTAAACAATCGACATGTAGAATCCTCTCTTGGTTGAAAACCTGCTTTCGGACATGTCCTAGTTAGGGCTAGGGGTCATTACCGTTTCACTGCTAGCGACTCTGGAAGATCGCAAGCCCGACGCCAAGCAGGTCAGACACCAGGGAAGTGATTTGACGATACAAAGGAACGCCCGATCCCGCAAGGCCTAATGAAGGTGCCAAGCAAATAAAAGCAGGATCCCACCTAGAACGAAGAGGACAATGCTCAACACTGAAAGGATGATTTGCAGATTCGTCGCCGTAGGCTCGGTCCTGCTCTGCTTATTACGGCGAAGGTTCGATCCCTCAAAGTTGCCAAGGTCATACATTGCGCTTCCTTTCGTACCGTTTGGTTGACGTGTTATATTCCATCAGCTCAGGATACAGGCGCAAGAACTTGTTTAGGTCCTTACTTGCCTGTGGCGTCGAGATCCCGAATTTAACCTCTAAGTGTTGCCGATTGATGAACCCATAAACGGCGAGGCATTCACGTATCCACAAGAGGCGTTGATCTTCAAACCAGCTCATTGATGTCCTCCGCAGCCAGTCGGTCAAGATAAGTGACCTTGCCATCCGTGCCCGGCACCGGTGCATCGAGCGATACCTTCTTCCACTGGTCAAACATCCGGTAGTGAGCAGTCAAGAACTCTTTCGCCTTAGTGGGCACTTCATCCAGCGCAAGTGTGCCCTCTAGGTTAGCGAGCACGATGTCTGTCACCACGTCATCCCGAATGAACGCCGGTAATCCCTGTGGTAAGGATTTGCGTGCCAAGGCGTAGATGTCGATCTTCATCAACTCTCGCTGCCGTGCCTCAACGCCACAGGGGAACCCGAGCCCCTTGAGCATGGAGCGTCGCTTCAAGTCGTACTTGCGTTGCGAGGCGAGATACTTGTCTGGATTGCGGCGCTGCCAATCGAGCTTGCTGGCGATCAACCGCTCGCGAAACTCCTTATCGGTCGCATACCGTTCACGGCGGTATTTGTTCTCTTGCTCACGGTACTTCTTGCGGAAACCAGGATTGTTCTTCTTGTAGGCCCGGGTACGTGCCAACTGGAGTTCGATCTGCTCCGGCGTTCGCTTAGCGCGCCAGAGTCGGCAGGACTCGCGATGGGCCTGCTTCTGTTCTTCGGTTCTGTTGGCTCGCCACAGGCGGTCGGTCTCCCGTTTGCGCTCACGCTGCTCGGGAGTCATCTCGGGTCGGGATCTTGCCATCATGCCAGATCCAACAGCTTGTCGCCGCACAAACCTACCTTGCGGTCAACCCATGCGTGGCACTCATCGTATGTGCCACGGAAGACGTAGTTTTCAACCACGTTGTCATAGACGAGGTACTGACCTACCAGAAAGCCTCTATCGACGTTGTAACGAATGCTCATAGTGGGGTTCCTCAGTTAGGGCGAACGAGCCAGTTGTTGGTGCTGGGCGAACGATTGACCCGAGCGGACGGGACTTCTTTCTGAACGTCCGCGATAACTCGCTTCATCTCAGCGGGCGTGTAGTAAGGGCCGAGGTTGACAACTTTTGCCGGCTTTGAGGTTCTTCACTAAGTCTGCGGTGCTCATTTCGAGTTCCTTTCGTTTGATGATTATTCATCTCATCTAACGGTTTGGGATGCAACCACGAAAGAGTCGCATCCCAAACTATTTTCAAGCGACCGTAAAATCAGACGCCCGATATTGATGCCCGTACCAGCGGGCGAAGTCAGGAGCGGTCTCCAGTTCGCGGAAGGTCGTGTACTCGACCGATCCGTCTTCCGCAAACCGGAAGCAACGATCCGAAGGTTGGTACTCAGCATTGTCAGTGACTTCGATAAAGACGCCGCCGGCGAGAGTCGAGAACTTAACGAGCATTTCAAACCTCTTAGGTCAGGCGGCCGTGTAGCGACCGACCGAGTAATGCGAGAACATGGCGTTTGCGGTCGAGGGGCGAACACCCAGCGCAACAGCCGCGGCAATGAATGCCTTGCGATTGTCAGAGAACTTCTTGAACACGCGCCCGCACAGCTCGCGGGACGTGCGCTTCTTGCCCGATAGGGTGTAAACGTGACGCTCGGAGCGAGCGGGGGCAGCTTTAGCGGCAGGACCATTGTAGATGGCGATCCGGTGGGACACGACCCCGTTGCTCAAGGTCGAATAAATGTAGGCAATACCCGGGGTCAGAAACTTGCCGCCATCATAGGTCAGGCCTGCGGTCTCCATCGCGGCGACGCAATCAGCGTGAGAGGTGAAGACTTCGGTGGAGAAGAAGTTAATCATCGGAGGGGTTCCTTGTTTTCGATGACCCTTTATCCCATCTAACGACCTTGACTACAACCCCTCTAGTTAACTTTTCTAAACTTATTTCGCCCACGCTCTACCGTCATATGCCGGCCGTTGATGAACTGCACGACCAATTTGTCCGGGTCTACGAACACCACAGAGGCAGGGACCCACTCGATCACCGCCATTCGCCCGCGCTTCGGATCGTACTTGGCGAACTTGACTTCGATCTTATCGCCGATCTTCATTCTGCGTGCTCGATGGTTAGGACACTGGGCTCGCCCGATTCCTCACCCTCGCCCGCCGGCGCAATAGGCGTGAACGGGGCCGCAACCAGCTTGATGGTCGTAGGGATCAGATTGGTGCCATCCGGATTTGCAAGCGCGAACTCAGCCTTAGGGCCATAGAGCTTGGGCGCGATGCGTTCGGCGAACCACTGCCGTGCGCTAATGCGGATCGCCGAGCGCCGGATGTTCTCGTCATTAAGCAAGACCTTGACGCCCCGGTCAGTCTCCCGCTCCATGTAGTCGTTAGTCGAGTCGTCGGCAATGGTGATGATCTCATCCACCAATGTGTGCGCCTGATCCGTTCGGGCGATCTGGTACATCTTCGCAAACCAGTCGTACTCACGCTTCCAGCGATAGACTGTGTTCAGCTCGGGCATGCTGTCGTCCTTGCAAATGGACGTAAGGGACTCGCCACGCGCCAGTCGATTGCACATCTCTTCCGCCAGTTCGAAAGTGAGATATGTCAGCTTACTTTCAGCCATCGTTCAAAATCCTCAGAGGGCCAGGTTCGTTGGGCATAACCAGGCGTTTCTCTACATATAGGGCAATTGCTCGCGTTGCTGCAACCCACCCATAGGCGACGACGCACGCGTAGTGCTGGGCGCGTAGGCGATCAAGCCATTTGATCTGGTATTCACTCAAGCCACCATCTGCCTGAGTGGCACGTTTAGGGATTTTGAGCTCGATATACAATCCGGCATAGATGCCAATCGGTACCGGCCAGAACATGTCCGGTACCCCTCTCTTGACACCTTCCGCTTTCATCTTGGCGCCAACATGCGGGTTCCTGTCGCCGCCGTTTGGGATGGCGTGGAGCAGGTCGATGTCAGGAACACCACAGGAGGCTGCCCATTGGAAGACGGCGCATTGATGCCCGTGCTCGGTACCGCTCGCCGCCAATTGCTCTGGCGTTATCCTGCCCATTAGAGAACCCTCTTGATGGATACAGTACCAACTACCTTGCCGGGGGCCATGGTGTACTGCCGTCCGTTGACCGTTGTGAAGGATTCAATCTCAGTTACCAATTTCAGTTTCTCCATGGTCGTCGTTAGGGTCGCTGTTCCGTCCAATTCGAGCATCTTAAACGATCCCCAGCCCGCGGCAAGCTCACCATCGGATTTTGTCGTGCTTGTCGTGTCCCAAATGGGGTGCTGTGTCCGGTTGAGCAAGATCGCCTTGCTGTAGAGATCGTTTGGATTCTTGCCTTGTGTTAACATTCCCTGTGAGAGCATTTCATCAAGCACAGCAGAGATCCATGCTGATCGACCATACATCGGCACATGAGCGAAAGGCACGAGTTGAATGCAGTTCATTCTCACCTTAGCACGCTTCAAACCAATCTTTCCGCCATGCTTCAACTCCATACGCTTAAAGCACTTCACCATCGTGATGAACTCCCGATAACCCACCGGGTAACCCACCGTCGCGTTTTCAACAATACTGCTCATAGTTCATACCTCTCGTCTAACTTCCAAGATCCCAGTTTTTCTATCTATCACAGTTCGGAACCGCATGCCCTCTCTCCGGCCAATCGAGCCGATTACCCCTCTAATGCTCGCCACAGAGAGTTCCATATCTTCTGGTCGCAATGACCAGGTTTCTCCCACCGCCATTTTGTGAAAGTTATGTTTACGCGGTCGTCCCGATGAACGCCCCTCAAGCATCTGACTAATCAACAAAGTCAGCTCTTGCTCAGCAGCCTTCTTTCCGTCTTCCAAAGTGGCAAACACAGCTACTGGTTGTTGCTGTGAGCCAATCAAGAAGCTCAACTCATGCCCCTCCCAAAAAGAGTTCGGATTGGGGTTGTTAGGGACACTCTTGAGTATCGCCATTCGACAATCAGATTCCCCTACGGTGCAGAACCAAG